TTAGTGGTAACTGGGACTTTGCGTGGGTCCCCGTGAATGAAAGGAACGGCTTTGCCGTATATTCATTATGATTACTTCCACGTCCGTTGTTGTACGTATGTTGGATGACGAGCTGCAGAACTACCCTTGCGCTAGTTTTAGCCAGGTAGCTTGGCAGTTCGAGTATGCTTGTTCTGTTGTGAGCGCTCAGCTCGCGACTAAACAGCCTACGGTTTACCAGGTCTTTAGTAAGGGACCTGTTAAGCATGTGTCAGTCGGATCTGCTTCCGATAGTGTTAGCATCTTACAACGATTTCTTCCTAGCCGACTTCGTGACGCTGTTGGCTTACGACTTAGACGCAGGTTTAAGCCGTCTTACGAGTGGTGGAGTAATTCCACCTCTCACCCTGCTGGTGGTCTTTGTGACTCACCTAGCAAGGTTAGCCTTTTACAGGATGAGCTGTATGTTTGTGGCCCATCAGACGCTTGTTTGAAGAATCTCTGCGACTTTTACGAGTTGTTAGAGTTGTTACTTCCTCAGATGAGCGGTGTAGGCGTTGGTCAGCTGTCGCCGTCTGACTTGATTGATGAAGGTGTTTGTCTGGACTGGATGAGGGCTTTGACAGGTCTCTTATCTTCTCTGGATGTAGAGTTTTATCACCTTCAGGGTTGGAGGGCTATGAAGGAGAGTCGTCATGATTGCCCGTTAACTAAGAAGTATGAGCGTTCCCATGCTAGTTTTGCGAGGTATCTCGCTAAAGCTATTTCTGTCCTGTCTTCTGCATGTGAGTGCTCCGCTATTTCTCGGGAAGCCATGGAGAACTGGAGGAATTGGTATCTTTCAGCTGTCAGGTCTTTACTTCTGGCTCAAGTTGCCATGAGTTTAGACGTTATACCATGCTACGGTATTAGTGATAATCAGTCGTCACTTGACGCTAGTTCGTTACTCGCTTTGTGCGAGGAAAGGAATCTACATGCTTAAAGTCATCGATCTTGCCCCAGATGAGATTGAGTCTCTTGACCCGTTTCATTATGGTCGCGACAAGTTAGCTATTCGTTTTCCACAACAAGAGTTCTTCGCTCCTCAGTCTCGGCTATTCACTTGGTCTAACGACCAAGCTCTCGCTAGCTATCTGTCTCGCTTCTGTTCTGCTGAAGCTGTCGCATCTAAACACTCACCAATAGTGCGGTACGACATTGAGATGGCTAAGAAGTTTGGGCCACAAGGCGGTCACTTTACGCGTTCCGTTCTTGAATCCAAGCTTAAAGAGAGTTACGAATTTGCCGATGCACCGCGCACTTATGATACTGCGCTAAGAGGACGTGATGCGCTCTTAAGAATGATCGCTGCTCGCATAGCCAAGTTGGGGATGCCTACAGTGTATTGGGTTCCTTTTACTCAAGACACTGCTGGTGGTCTTCCGCGTGGTGGTCGTAAAACCGAGTGGCGTAATCACGTTGATGGAGCTGACTACTGGAGACATGTCCTACCAGACCTGCCTTCAGGCCGCCGCCAGCGGGGTAAGGATAGAGTAGTCCACGAAGATGCGACCCTAAACGTCGATTACGTTCAGCCACCTCTGACTGCTGTACGGGAGTGGTTGAAGTCGCAGTTTCCGACCATGTTTTCAGCTTGGCATAATCCACTAAGCTATAAGTGGCCACAGATTACAGGTCAGCTGATTAAGGGTAGTACGTTCCTTGAGACGGACTATTCCTCTATGGACAACCATTTCAGTTGGCAAACAGTCGAGACGGTAATCCTTCCTATCTTCCAGCTGCTTTTAACAGAAGCTGAATACTGGCACTTCGCTAGTTTCGTAGGAGAACTTTTCACACAGCCTGTTTTCCTAGGAGA